AGTATAAAGTAAGACTCTTCTCTTTGTAAAATCTCCTTCGTAGTCATCTTCCATGGTGATATTTTCAAGAACCACGGGGACATCTTTCTTTTCTTGAATTGTTGATACTAGTTCAACAGTAAGGTTATATGCTGGTTGAAAGTATGGTAAAATCTGTTCTACAATTTGAAGAGCATCATCATTTAACTTGGTCATGATTGCCAGTTCAAAATTCATGTTATATGGAACTGGCATGAATGCTTTTTTAGTTTCTGTTCCGTCGTCAGGATCTTTAACCGTAAACTGTTGAGTAGTCGTTACTTTTCTGGAAGGATCATATGTGAGTCCTGTAAACTCAAACGACATTCTTGGAAGAGTAATTGCCGTTGGTTTGTTGAGATCAGGTGACTGCTCAATTCTTGCTAAAAACTTTTGAGTTGGACCATAGGCCAGAGGAACTTTTACAACAGAATTATCCTGCTGAATCGTTACGTTATTGAAGAGGGTTCCAAAGGATATGATTGTCCTCCTCAAAATTTCGTTATAAAAGTATCCAAACATGTTAAGACCTTATGACAATAAGTAGTCCGACTAACTATATTTAGGGAATACCGAATGGATTCTGTTCAGAGAAGTCAAGGATATTATCCGCTTGAGTTTCAATCTCAAAATTATCAGCAAATGGATCGTTGTCAGGTTCAGTATCAATTACCCTCAAGGCATGAGACGCACCGGATGTAGATCCTACAATATCTTCACCAATCGTGAATGTTCCACTTACACTTGCAACCTCAAGGATATTTGTGGTTGAGTTATAAGTTCTTACTCTTGCCGTAGTTCCGCTAGTAGAACCTGTTACAACTTCATTAAAGATAAAGTCTCCAGACGAGTCCATGTTGGGACTTCCGATAGTAATAGTTGGTGCTGTGCTATAACCAAGACCTGCATTTGTGATTCTAATTGCACTAATCGTTCCAGCAGCACTTACAACTGGGACCAATTCAGCAGACTCGGTAGAAACACCTGATAAGAACACTTCATTAGAAAGTGTAATAGTTGGTGCTGTGGTATATCCAGAACCGCCGCCACTAAGAGTAACAATTCCGACTACACCGTCACCAATTCCAGAGGTTGCTGCTGCTCCTGTGCCGCCCTTACCACCATAGAACTTGATCTTAGGTGCAACGGTATATCCTGCACCTGGATTTATGATAGGAACAGTCTGAACAGACTGCAGTTTTGGATTTGCGTTGAGATTGCACACGTTGATACCACCGATCATGGTAGCAGTTGCAATACCTGTGATACCTGTTGACGGAGCAGAGGATATTGCAACTGTAGGAATTTCTCCGTATCCTCCCCCTCTATTTGTAATGGTGATAAATCTAACACCACCAGAAGTGATAATTCCTGTGACAGCAGTAGCGGTAACACCAGTTCCAACCAGTGTTAACGTATGAGTGACACCCTGAATGGTACTGATACCGTCATCGGTTTCACCATCTGATTCTTCGCCAACTAGGTTATTATCAATCTCATCAATACCTGTCGCGATGACCTCATCTTCATAACGATAGAGCTCGCAGATGAGTTCATAAGTATAGAGATCTTGTAGTTGATAATATGGTTTAGCATATTCAATATCTTTAATCTCATAAAGACGATCATCAAGTGGGAACCAAATCAGGTCTCCATTTTTTGGTCTTGTAGATAATTTAATATTTGATTGATCTTCAATTAGAGGTGTAATATAATTTTCATATCTTTCTCTAGAGATGACTAATCTTACTTCATCTCTAGATTCTATTCCAAACTTTGATAAGAGATTACCTGCACCAGAATACTGATCGTAATTATCAACATATGCTTCAAGAGGTAGAGCAAGATCAAACTTAGACTGAACTACCTCTCTAATTACAGACTTTTCTGTAACAAATTTTCTTGGGATGTAAAAAATTTCTACACCATAAGTTCTCAACTGTTCGTTGATAAGATCCTGAACAAGATTTTGTTCGGATGAAGTGCCTTGTGTGAAAAATGGATTTAACACCATGATATCAACCTATCATATCAAGGGGAGGAAGTTCATAAGTATTTGACATCTGCTCCCTGATAATTTCTAAATCTTTCTCTGCATCATCATAAATTTGACGACCATTAAGTTCAATTCCACCAGGAAGTTTGACACCTTGGAACTTAATTAAGTTCTGTCCCCACTGTCTCTTCATCAGAGCAGTAAGATATTTCTTTAAGAATGAGTCGTTATAAACTCTAGTGAAATCGTTCGGATCAATAAGTCTATAGCAATCAATAATCAGATAATCATCTTTACTTGCTGCACCCCAGTCAAAGTCTAAGTAAAGTCTATCTTGTCTTTTATTAAATCTAATATATTTTTCTGTTCCTAGTGCAAAATCAAGATCCTCAAGATATCTCTTCGTCATAGCATATGACAAAATCTCAGTTGAACTGAATGTATAAACATCATTCAAGAATAACTGATACTTAACACTAAACATGTTATTAGTAACAGTATTTGATCCGTCAAATCTAAAAATCTTATTGATCCCAAGTACAGCAGGTGGAATCTGTAAGAAGTTGCTATTCTCTTCAAAAGAAAAAGTAGAAGAAATCCCAACTGTTGACGTTGCGGTGGTTGTTACAATACCAACAGGATTATTGCTTCCTTTTCCTCTTCCTCTATCGATATCGTCCTGTGTAATTTTATATTTTAAAAAAGTCTGTACTACACCATCAAAATGTCTTTCGTGAAAATACTGCAGAGCATCATCAACCAGATCATCCACCTGCTCATCTGCGATGTTGATCTCTAAGACAGGAGCACCTAACTGTCTTTTGCAATAGTTTATGAGGTCTGTCCTACTTGCAGGTTGTGCCATCTATTCACTACTTTTTAAGTATTTATGGAGCGGAAGAAATACCCTGATATACATACACATTTCCATTAACCAAGTTATAGTAAGTTGCACCCGAACTTACTAAGACATCATACATGTATCTACCCTCTGCTAAATTTCTTGTGTCGGTAGAACCCATGGAAATTTGCAACGTGCCACCTAGAGCACTAGTAACACCCACAGTAAAAGTTCCTGCAGCGATCGTTGTTGATCCGATAGATGTGCTCTTTCTGATCTGACCTGATCCCGAATAACCTGTGAGGTTAAAGGCAGAATTAGACGTATTTTTAATGTTAAAAGTTTGTTTGAAATCTCCACCAGTATAGATGGAGAAATTGGCACCGTAAGGGACTCCAGAATCTGGATCAAAAGTAATGTTATTACTAGCCATTCGGGATACCTATTACTGATATGGTTTCTTGTTGTTTATAATAAAGTTTGATAAATGACTTAGCGATGTTTCTAAGTTCATCACGATCTTCACAACTATCTATCTGTGATGCTAATTTTTGATATGCAAAACTTTTAGAGAGATTGTTAAGTTCGATGCTATCTGGGTCCATTTAATAACTCCTTAAGTAGTGACTTAATTTCATCAATATCACCCTTCATACTAGCAAGTTCGTCTTCAAGGTTCTGTACTTTCTGATTCTTTTTAGATTTCACTTCACGTCTAGCAAGATATTGTTCATATTCAGTTTTATTTACATTAACAATTGAACCGGTACGAGGGTCTCTCGCTAAATCAGAGTGACCCTCTACAGTATATTTTTCCATTATGCAAGTGCGATAACTCTCAGATCTTTTACTCTTGGGACATATACCTGACTTGTAGATGTTAACAGAAGTTTGATTCTGTATGATCTAAATGCAGGCAGTTGATCGATAGTAAATGTCATTTCCTTATAATCAAGATTCAAACTATCGAAGTTATAATTATCAGATCTAATAATCTTAGTATCTGTTTGACCATCATTTAAACTAGAGTCAATCACTTGTCCTCTGGTATTGAGATTATCATAACCAGGGAACAATTGGAAGATAGGATCAAATCCCTGTTTATCGCTAATCGCGTAAAGAGCTCTGATATCAGACAGAGCATTTACATGAGCAGAAACGAGAATCTTCAGCGAAGTTGCAGGATTTTCCAATACAACTTCCTTAGAAATGTATTGACATGCTGTAGGATCTTCTCTGAGAGTATTAACTCTCGCGTCAGTAGCGTAGTCAGTAACAACACTATTGACTCTATTTGAAGTAGTAATGACAGAAATTCTCTGTGCATCAACCACAGGACTTACTCTCGTATCAACTGTTCCGAGGAACAGTCTCATATTCATAGATTTATTTCCAGGAATATTATCGAGTTTTTCATTTTCATTCACCTTAGAAGCAATCATTCTTGGGGTGTCAAAGTAGTTTGGAGTATTGATGTTAAGATCGGAGAATCCTTCATCAACAAATGGAATTTCATTTCCACTAATACTTTGACTTGAGATTGTTCTTACTTCAGCGTTGAGGGAAGTTCCACGAACGGTGATGTTTTGAATGATGGGTGTAAGAATTTCAAATGGCATGTTTTGAGATGCTCTGATGTCATAACCACCAGCAGTCTTCGTCTTGTTCATAAACAACTTAGGAAGACCAACATCATTACTTCTATCATCTCCACTTGTGCCAGTTCCTGTATTAAAGGTTTCTGACATGTCAAGTTTAACATTATAAGAATCAAAAGTGATTGGATTATCCACCGTCACATTATTCATATCATGAGTCTTGTTGACCCTATGGAGATTGACTCCACCAATCTCATATTTAAATACGGGAGTTCCGATAGGATAATTTGCCTGATTACTACCTCTAGTGATTGTACCACCGATTACATTTCCAGTTACGTTGGTGTATTCAATAATTTCATTTCCAATCTTAAGGAATCCAACATTTGTTGTTCCTACACCAACGTTCTCGAAGGTTCCGAACTCAGTTCCGTCATTA